AAAGATTATATGAGGTTATTCATTATGGTTTTACTGGTCTTAGAGAATCTCGTAAATATTACCAGGATAATCCAACCAATGTCGGTTCTATGAAAGCTGAAGCAAAAAAACATGGTATGTTATGGTTCTTTGATTCAAAATCTGGAGTTAAGGGTCTTAGTAGAGAAACTGGAGCAAGGGGAGCATTGGACATGAGCCCTATTCCTAAAGGAATGAGACTTGATGAAGATGGAGTTTTAAGGAGAGATGATAGCCTTCAAATTGGTAAAAAAGTTACCGAGGGAGTAAGTGTTGCAGCTGATTGGATGGGTGGCATGCATCGTAAGGTTGAGAATAGGAATAGAGCTGGTACGTTTAGGACTGCATACGCACTTCAAAAGATGAATTTAGAAAAGGCTTCTGATTATTGGGTAGCTAAGCAAATGGGTGTTACTCCTGAGGCTATACAGAAAAGTAAAATAAAGGATGAAGTAAGTATTCGTGAAAAATGGGAACGAAGAAAAGCTGGCAATTTAGCATATAATATGGTAACAGATTTACATTTTGAATATGCAAAGTGGGCGAAGTCTCCAGCGTTGGAAGGCTCTGCTCCCGGTAAGGTTGTTGGTCAGTTTTTACATTATAGATTTAGTTTGTTTGATTTAATGTCTAAGGTGTGGAAAGATGGTTGGAAAGCTATAAAGGCAGGAGATATAAATAGGGATGAAGCTTGGAGATTGTACAGACTTGGTATGATGCAATCAATAATACAGGGCACATCTATTGGATTAGGTTGGAATCTATCTGGGTTGGTTACAAATGATGTATTTGAATCTCTTGAATCTCTTGGTTTATTGTTAATGAAAGCTCAAAAGGGAGATGAAGAACCTGATGCCGAGCTTCAGAAAGAGATAGAAGAGAAAACCTATGGTTCTGGTTGGGGAATGTTCGCTGGACCATCTATTAATCACGCAATAGACACTGGTGAAGTTCTTAATTTTTGGGAAAGGGATGAAAATGGAGTTCCTAGACAAAAAACAGATGATATAATTGCAACTGGAAAAGGATATGAACAACGACAAAGGTATGATAAATGGTCTTTGATAAACAATGCTGGGGCAAGGTTGAGTCAGTATACAATACCGATGCTTTTTAATAAGGGTATATCAGAAGCGTTTAAATTGGAGATGGGTGGATATCTTACTAAGGAGCAAAAAGAAAAACAGGGAAAGGCTGGTAAATTAATTAGAGATTTAGTTCCAGAAAACGTAAGAAGCCTACCTCATAAGATTGGTATTCCATTTACAATAGCTGAAAAGGGACTTCCAAGAGGAGTTAAAACTGTAAGTAAAAGCATTCCACTTACTAAAGATTTTGTTAGAAGAAAAAGAGATGAACCTCGCAGAATAAGAAAAGTAATGAGGTCTCTTGCTTATATGAAGGGGGAAGCAACCCCTGGACAAGTCTTAAGAGAGTCTTAATCCAGGGGAGTGGCTGGCTTCGTTCTATTTAAAATGAGGGCAATACCCCGATTTACCGTCATCGGTTAAGGTTAAGGATTCGAACCGTGTATTGCAGCGAGCCAAAGTATCGCCCTTCATTAAATTCTTTTTTCTCTATTGGTATATTATTATGTGTTTGAATAAATTGTGCAATATCATACAATAATAGATATATATCATCCCATGTATGTATTTCATCAGATTTAGCATTTTTAAACATATTAACTAATTTATTTTTTGTCTCTATTGGTATTAACACCATAATGTATGCCCTTCCTCTTGTAATATTTGGCGATTAAAATAGCATCTGCTGTTGCAAATGTAACATTGAACTTACTCTTAGAGTTATTAACATATCTCTGAGCAAATATTTTTAACTTGTTCTTTCTTTCCTTGCCTTGAACTGTTAGTTCATATTCTTTTTGCCATTCTTTTGGACTAATCTTTATCCATATTATATTTAATGTTGTTAAGATACCCTCCCAAAAACCTAAATTTCTACCAAATGTGAATGTACCTTTAGCCGATGAACCTCTTAACGCATGAACATCCTCTATCATCCAACATTCTTTATATCCCTCTATATTACAATGGTTCTTAATTGATTGTACTATCTTAGGAAGATTATATACCTTTGCAGGAAACCTATACGCATCAATAGTTCTATCAGGCCAGATGACCGATATTCCTCCGTTGTATCCAGGGTCTATCCCTATATACGCTACATTAGTTCGCCGTGGAATAAGTCAACAATCCTTTCAACTACTAAATTATATTCTATTGATTCTGTTTTAGCCACTCTGTGTTTACATCCTTTCGAGTATATGTCAGTTGGTATATTTTTAGGTCTTGCAAACCAAGTGCAGTTACCGTGCCGCTCTAAATAACAACCTCGGCAACTACACTGTTTGCTTTTTATCATTTCTTAGATTCAAGTAAAGCTTTCGATTCTGAATTATAGAATCTACACTTATTACCATTAAAACCTAAAGTGCTTTCTCCAGTTAAACCATACCTAGATTTAGCAGCAATTACGCTAATAGAATAAGGACTAAACTTTTCATCATCATACTGATATGGATAGTATACGAACAGGGCAGATTCAGCACACTGTTCTATAACTCCACTTTCAGCAAAATCACTAAGCTTAGGCTTCGGGTCGAATCTTCTCTCTATTTCTCTGTTTAACTGACTTACTAGGATAGCAGAGCAGTTTTCCTTTTTACAAATCCATTTATAATCGTTCATAATCTTTTCTAATTGGAATCTACGCTCAAGAGAACTGCTTCCAACTGATATTAATTGAATGTAATCATCTATAATAACATCAGGTTTAAACTTAGTTATTTCACCGATACTTTCTTCCAATGAACGTATGTCTTCATACATTACTAAATTGGCGTACTTATCACTAACGGCTGTTGATATACCATTCATTAGCTTTTCTTCAACTTCTTTAGAAATCTCATTTTGTCTTACATCATCATATGTAATACTTTCAGATTCCATCACTATCACTTTTCTCATCATTTCAGTATTGCTCATCTCACGATTGAATAGCAATACCCGTTTACCATCCTCAACTAATTTTCTAATAAGGTTAACTACAAGAGTAGTTTTGCCATGACCTGGTCTACCTCCTAGCACAGTTATCTCACCGCGCGTCATTCCGCCTGAAAATTCATCTAGTGGTTTAAAATTAAAGGGTATCATAGCATTTCCCTTGATAATCTTATCTACTGTCTCTTTAATTATCGTACCTATGTCCCCATTTCGGGAAGGCAGGAGAGCCCTTAGTACATCTACATACCTGCCATGTTCTTCTAGCACAGAACGAGTAGTGTCTATACTAGTGAAACTTGCATTATATAATTTGTACGCAGTCTTTCCAACTTGTCTTTGAACAAATTTTTCCCAAACCATCCTAGCATGCTGTTTTGCATAAGATGCTCCAACTACCTTTTCAGGTAATCCAGTTAACCAATATGCACTAACAGCATTATTCTTCTTTTTGGTTTCGTTCAATAAGGTTATAGGCTCTATTACTTGTTCTGCTCTTCTCATTCTTCCCATAGCTCTCCAAGTGTGTTTTGCTAGATGGTCATAGAAAGCCTCATCGTCTTGTATGATTTCTGAGACTTCATCATATGTATCCCACCCGCCTAATAGGATTGCTCCTAATACGCACTCTTCTGCTTCCATATCGCTTGGGGGAAGCTTAATGTCTGTTTTCATATTATCCTCCATCGAATAAGGTTTCTTGATGTGATACTCTTTCATAATTAGTTATTACTAATTCGTTTTTGTATTCTCTTTTATGTGTTTGACCAGCATACTTAACTGGGATTGCATCTATCTGATATTCATGATATAATTCATGCACCTCAGGTTTGTCATCATAGCTTACCATAAAATTACCACCTTTCTCATCTATAACTCTACATATGTTCCGTAAATCGATATGGTCTTGTTCAACCAGTGAGTGTATGTAGTAATCATTTCTAGTACCTGCCACAATATATGGTGGGTCTAAGTACCAAAAATCTCCTTCATTAGGAGAATACCTATCCACCAAAGTTCTGAAATCCAAATTTTCAATTAAAACATCATTAAGATATTTTCTAGAATACCTTAAGTCTTTAATCAGCTTATCTGTATTCCAGTCAGCCGAGTTTTTACTAAAAGTACCTTGTGGATTATTATTAAATGAACAACGGATTAGGTAGTAATAACGGGCTGCTCTCTTAGCATCTGGTATGTTTTCAACTTCTGTATTTTTAATATATTCTTTAAGTATTTCATGTAAACTTCTGCTCTTAACATACCATTCAATATAATGAACAAATTCATCAAATTGCTCTGCCAAAACAGTGTATAAGTTTACCACATTTTTATCTAAATCGTTAACTACATTCCAATCTACTTTCTTTTTTCTAAAGAACATTGATAAACCTCCAGCAAACATTTCGATGTATCTATTATGCTCTGGAATCATAGGAACTAGCTTTTGGCTTAGATAATATTTACCGCCATAATAAGGTATTATGACAGGACAATCTAACCAACCCATTTATTTTTCCTCCATTTTATCGTAGTCTACTTCTTTCTGACCCCACCACCAGCCGTTGCCATTTTCTTGGAAAAGCTTAGACCTTGCTTTTAAATATTCAGGGTCATTAACTCCTCCTTTAAATGGCCAGCCAGTAGTTTTATTTCTCCAGTCATAATCAGCGCTAGTATACTTTTTAGGTTTAGGCCCGCGCTTTTTCATGAGTCCATTTGCTTATGGTTGGAAATATACGAGATTCAAATGTATGAGTAGAATTATGATTTCTATTCATGTGGTGAGTATTAACCCATGTAGCAGCGTTTATTAAATCCCAATAATTTTCAGGATTATGTCCCATTAAATATTGAACAAACGGCTCCATAACATTAGTCGGCACCATCTCAATTAAGCTCTGTACATGGTCTTTATCTACCTTAGTATCGAGCATTAATGCAAAATCTTCCTTGAAGATATTAGAAGTATTTTCAATTGTTTCTGCAATAATCTCAGGTAACTCTGATATTCTAGGATTGTATACTGAATGCTTATTTGATTTCTTTGATAGCACAACTCCGATAACCATGCCATTAGCACATACCAAACGATATGCTCCTGCTTGGATACCAATTTCCCATGAACCATCATAGCTATTCTTAAACATAATCTCAGGATTAACGATGTCATTACCTGAAATCTTTACTTTAACATTTGGTATTACATACCTCATAATAGTACGTTTACCGCCTCCTAGCACTTTTACTTCTCTCTCTATTGCTCCACACTTTCTTAAGGTTTCATCAGCAGCTAAATGTAGCTCCTCATTTGTTACTAGTTTATATTCATCTGTCATACAACTTAGAATTTCACCAGTATCTTCCCTTACTATGAACTTATACCCAGTATTCTGCGTAAGAACTACATCTCCAAGCTCATCATTATATGAGCCAAATGCTTCTATTTCTTTCACTGGAAACATTGCTTCATTAATCATATCCCAACTCCTTCCTTTTAATTTTAAGTGATTTGGGTGTTTTACCTAACTTTTTTAACTCTGCTTGTTCTAATGCCTTTCTATCTTTAGCATGGTTCTGCATAATTGCTCTTAAGAAAGCAAAACCTTTACCTGATAGATACATCTTATCTTTACAATACATTTTTATACCCCATATTACCACCTTATTCTCGATATCTTTAATTCCCCATAGGAACTTGTGAGTTTTATCATCTGTGTCCTCTGAGGGGATATATTCTCTTATTAATTCTATAACACTTCTTAACTTTTGTTTAGTACTTTTGTCTCTTTTAAATAATAAGTCTCTTATCGCTGTTGCTTTTGGATATCTGTTGTACTTGTATCCACATGCTGGGCAGACTTGTTGTCCTGACATTCTTCCTCCAGTTCCTGCTGAGCTTTGATAAACTCTTGAGCTGCTGTCACCGCAGCTGACTTTCTTTTGAAATTACAATGTTCTAATAAGTAATCTCTTAACTCTTCTTCATCACCTTGTTCGGTAAGGTGAGCAACCCATGACATTGACCCCATAATACCTCCTTTAGATAATTATAGCCTTAACATCTTCCATTATAACCTTTGAAACTAGTTTTACAATTCTATCTTCTGCTTTCATTAATTTATTGCCAGGCGGCATAAAACCTGTTAACCAATCAATGGCAACAACCTGATTAATATCAGCGTTCCATGTTACTTCAAAAGGATACTCTTTTTCTTCTATATTAACTTCTCCATTATACTGGAGAACAACAGGACTTTTTTCATCTATTTTAATTTCCATACTCATAATTCCTTTGCCTCCTTCAATAATTCATCTAGTTTATTCCAAATAAGAGCAAGTACCCATATTTGTATTATGTCTAATACTATACTCATTTTAGCACCTCCGTTCTGTTTCCTAGCAATTGCTTGCCTAGATAGTAATTAACATCTTCTTCAGCAACATTAACATCCATAACAATAACTTGTGTGCCCATGTTGCCAGTTTGTATTTTTATACCCTTTAAAGAACCTGTGTCGAAATATTCTCCCTCATCCACATCTTTTAAGTACATATGATTAGGTATTGGTTTTGCCTTAAAACTATTCTTTAAAGCCTTTTTAACTAATCTGTTAATCGCATTCGTTTGTTGCCGACTTACAGATAACACCTCTTTGTTCTTCTTCTTTTTGGTCATTGGTTCTGTCCCTCTTAGCTTCGTTTACCCCGCTTTTTATATTTTGTAAATCTTTTAATAGAGCCTTATAAGGTTTCTTCCATTCAGGTTCAATGGGTAATCTTATTGTCTTTACAGCGCTAAGAGCCCATATTAAACATTCAAGTTCAGATTCACTTGTCTTTATCGTTATCACTGCTTCTTCCAACTTCTTCCTCCTTTAATTCTTTTAACCATTTATCATTATGTTTATCAGCAGTTGTTGGTTCACTTTTTAATAAATCTTTAGAAAAACCTTCATTAACTACCATCTTCCAAATTTCATTAGCAATATTATGGCGTACAGTATTTTTATGTATGTCGTTATCTTGATAAGATATTAACACAGATTCTACTATCCCAAATATCGCAACTTTTACTAGTTCTAAATCCATATCCTCAGGCATATCTCCTAAGTCTATCGGTTTTTTGTTTTCAATAACTGGTGGATTCGATAATCTATCAATTACTTTTTCGTTCTGCATAGAATCTCCTTTTGACAGAATTTAAGGGATTATCTAATCTTTGCCAACCAAGTTTTGGGTCAAACCTAATTAAACTCAGTTAAATTGAATAATCCCCTAATATATTGAGCGGCTCACTTTGAGGAGGGGTATGTGGAAGGGGTAAGCTAATCCGAGGTGTGATTTAAGCAAACCGCTCGACTAAATTTAAACAAAATAAGGGTAGAGCCATAGCATATTCTGTGTACACTCATTTCATATCGACATGAATACTGGCAATACCTACCCTTAAAATATGAGTCACACCAGGGCAGTCCACAGCGTGTACTTTGCTATGCTTTACGAGGAAATGACTCACTTAATTTAAAATGGTACGTCAGATTTAATTTCTTCTCCTGACAATCTACCACCTTCTTTCCATGGATAGACAGTAAAAACTTTCCACGCCTGTTTTGTTTGTCCGTCTTTAGTATATTCTTCTTGACCTAGTTTAATGAGGACTGGTCTTCCAATCACATCATCTTCTTCTATTTCACCAAGAATAGTTTCACCATCTTCATTTGCATCAAATACAATACCCATACTTTCACAATGTAATTGATACTTTTTGTTTTTCCATCCTTCACCTTCAGCAGGGCTAGGGGTTAACCAAACACCACCGCCTTTAAATGGCTTACCTGCCATATAAGATGCACTAATCATAACATCTTGACCTTCAGAGTCCTTAGACTTGACTAATTGACCATTATCAACAAACATTTTGTTAACTTCTAGTTGCTTAGCTTCAGGTGCTATGACATAAGTTAGATTGAAAACAACGCTATCGTTATATTCCATAGAAGCAAATTCACTCACATGAGCGGGATATGTCCCAGGAACGATAGGCAATCTAGCTGAGTCAGACTTACTGACTGTTGTATTTTCTAGACTTTTCACTTTTACTCCTTATTTTGTGGATGAAGTAGAGCGTTCAGTTGTGTACTCTTTTAATAGAGTATTGAACTTTTCTCTAAATTCAACCATACGTTTACTATAATCGCTTTTATTTAAGCCTTGAAAGTATAGCTGTGGGCATACCCATTTTCCATCAGCAGTTTTCATATACCTTCTGACACCTCTTTTACGAGTACCAACTAATCCAGACTCTTGCATTTCTTTAACAGCCTTATTAGATAAGATACCTTTTTTTTGAAGCTTTTCAGCCTCAGATACCGTTAATTTACCCATTACGGATTTTCTCCTTCTTGATTTGCAATCTCAGCCTCAAGTATAGCATCTGTATCAAAGTCTCCAGTAAACTCTTGAGGTTTATGTGGGTCTTCAATAACAAATGATTGATAACTAGGATTGATTGTTAGTCTTCTTTCATCATTGGTCTTAAATACCATCATAGATTTACCATGATATAATTTAGTACCGATAAATTCGACTTGTTTGAAGTGAGCACCATCATTAGTGCCCACAGTATAGATGCTGCCCTTACTAAAAAGAGCATCATCCCACGCATCATTTTCTACTGGTAAAGTTTTCATGATTCTTCACCAACTTTTTCTTCTAGCATTCTTTTAAGTTTACTTTCGGAAGCCGCATAGTTACTTCTTGTAACATTTCCATCACTTATAGAATTGCTTACTTGTTCTTCAACTTCTTTTGATACCTCTGAAGCCATTAAGAGAAGAGCGGCTTTCTCTCCCTCTGTAACTGGCTCCTCATTAGGTAAATCCTCACCTGCGTAAATATATAGTCCCAATCCGTGCAGTGCTATTGCTTTAGCCAAACACCTTTGAATAGATGTATTAATTTGGAAAGCATTAGGCTCAATAATAGGTTTATTAGTATTATCTAATACTGGATGTACCTGTGTTCTAGCAATACCTCCAACACAAACAGTTACTTGTACAAAGCAACCTGCTTTAGTTTGCATATAGGGTTGTTTATTGCCTTCTATACCCCACTCATGGATATCCCATGTAGCTTCAGGGTCTACTTTTAATAACTCTCTTACAGCCCACGCCCAACTAA